AATAACAGTTCCTGTTCCTGCTGCTGCGATTGCTCCTGCAATTGTTGCTTTTGCGTCTCCAAGTTTTCTTCCTGTGTTTGTATCACTTCCATCTTTCGTAACATATAAAATATTTGTGACTGTTGCACCGGCACCCAGTCTTACAACATCAGTACCTATACCACTTCTTTCTCTGCGGGTATAAAGTTCTGCATCATAAGTATTAAGACCAAGTTCCCCCAAAGGTAAATCATTTACATTTGGTTTCTTTCCAGGAACTGCTGATCTTTTAATTTTAATAATAGGTGCTGCCATTCAACTCCATAGGTGGTATATACCATAGAAACTCTTATATAAGAGTTTTTATTATTTATGCAAAATCTTCTTTGATTACTCTTTTTGATTTCTTTAGTTTTTCTAGTTCTACACTCAAACTTTCTATGGTTTTATTTGCTTGTTCTATTTGAGTTTCTAATACAATATTAGAATTAAATAGTTCAAATGCTTTTTGTTGATATTTTGCGAGCACTGATTTTAGGTCTTCTTCAGTCATAAAAAAAGAGGAGTATTGAAACTCATCTATTTAGATTTAGAATGAACCACAATCAACAGTAATGTTTTCTAAGAACCTTTCAGCACCAGTGCAAGAAATAACTTGTGATGCTCCAGCACAATCATTTACAAAGAGAGATTCAATTTCAATAGGTGCAAATGTTGTGACTGTAAGTTGTGGAGTAGTTGAATCAATACCATCAGTATCAGCAGCAAGAACACTTGCGAACTTAAATCTTGAGTCTCCGTGTTCCCAGATGACTGCTGATTTCTTTGCAGCAGATGAACTATAATAATTAAAAAGAATTCCCAAATCCCAAGTAGTATTGCCAGCAGGAGCAGCACCATTCACTATACCCAAGTCAATCGTTCTGTCTTCTACTGTAAGAGCATCTGTATTGACTTGAGTTGTAGAACCATTTACATAAAGATTACCACTAACTGTAAGGTTATCAGCAACAGTTACATCATTACCTGCAAGTGTAATCGCAGTTGTACCATCAGATGCTTTAATATCATTACCATTAATTCTTATATCACCAGCAACAGTTACATCTGCACCAGATAAAGTAATCGCAGTTGTACCATCAGATGCCTGAATATCATTACCACCAACTTTAATATCCCCAACAAATGTAGTTAGAGTGTTGGAGGTAAGAGTAATATTAGCATTACCATCAGATGCCTGAATATTATTACCATTTACACGAATATCCCCAGCAAATGCAGTTAGAGTATTAGATGTAAGTGTAATGTTAGTATTACCATCAGATGCCAGAATGTCATTACCATTAATTCGTAAATCACCACCAACTGTAAGATTATTTCTTACTGTAGTAATACCGGTTGTAGCACCAATACTAATTGTAGTACCAGCATCTAATACATTAGCAGTGGTTACATTAGTGTTAAAGAGATTTAAGGAAGCAGTACTACTTGTAACATCACCACCATTTACTTGCAAATCACCAGTAACAACTAAATCTGTGCTAAAAGTAGAAACACCAGTAACATTAATTCCACCAGCACCAACAACGAGTCCACCAGCACTAAAGGTAAGATTTGTACTATCTTCAAGAGCACCCGAAGTTCCGGCAAGAACTACTCTACCAGCAGTTAGGTCTGATACTGTTGCCGAAGAAAGAGTTGTTTCACCACCAGAAATATCAGCACCACCATTCGCATCTATTGCACCAGTAAAAGTAGAAAGTCCAGCAACACTAATATTTGTAGTCGCAATACTTACTACATTCAGACTTCTCCATCTTTGAGTGGTAATACCCAAATCGTAAGCATTATCGGTACTTGGACGAAGACTTGAAATAAACTCACCACCAACATTAATATCATCAGTATCTCCATCACCAATATTAATTGTTCCACCTTTAAATGTTACGACCCCAACAAACTCTGCATATCCACCAACGTGAAGATTTTGCTTGACGGTAAGGTTCTTTGCAATACCCATGCCACCATCAAGTTGTACCGCACCGGTATTTTCATCCCCTAGAGTATTATCAGTAGTATTGGAAAATGTTGTAACTCCTGTAAAAGTTGGGCTAGTTACCCAACTTAGAGTACCTGTACTATCATTTGTTAATATTGAGTGTATAGATCCCTGTACTCCTGGAAACGTATAAGTTACTGCTGCGCCTACATTAGAAGGAGCTCTGAGAGTAATATAATCTGACCCACTAGTATTTTCTACTAAATTTACACCACTACCAGTAGATGCAGTCTCTCTAGTCCAATATCTATGAGAACCAATAAATTTATTATATTCTGTAGTACTATTAAATCCAACATATAAATCATACTTATCTGTAGTAAATCCTGGTTCTCCAGTTTTTAGTGCGGGAAGATTTTGAAATAATCCCCTTTTAAATTGGATTACTGGAGTAGACATTTTTCTTACACTCTTTACTAATATTTATGAATATTAAAAAGTTCCTCCATCATAGGATTCATCATCTACTCCATCTGATAAATCAACTATTTGATGAGCAGGAACATGGATGTATGTTTCTGATGCTGAATCATACATTAAAAATGTTCGATCTTCTCGATTATCTATATTAACATCCGTAGTAACAGCTTCTAATTTTGCAGATGCTACAATGGATGATGAAATTACTCTTATTGCATCTTGTTGTTGTCCTATAGTAACTTTAATGTCTGCCATTATCTGGTAACTCCTTCTCTAACGAGTACCATACCTTCAATAACTCTACTAGTATTATTATATGCGTCAGTCATTAAAATATCATATACATATCTTCCTGGTTTTAAAGATGCTGTAGATGTTGTAGATAGTCCAATTTTTATTTTTCCTGTTGATGAATCATATAATGATGTGGTAAATGTTGTAACACCAGATGCACTTGCATGTTTCCTCATTTGTGCTTTTACAATATAATTAGTTAAATTTATTGCTGAGTTTGTATTAATGTTTTCAAGAGTAAATACCTGATCAAAATTAGTTCCTGCATTTATAACAAGATTGCTTACATAAACTGCCATTTTGTTAGTGACATTTATATTTATTTATGATGCATTATAACTTAGGCAAAGACATCAATACTTCTTGTTGTTTTAAATATAATTTACAATAGAGTTTACAAAAATTTTTAAGTTCTTCAAACTCTAAAGTTTCTATTGATCTTGCTTGCTTTTCATATTCAAAAAGTTTATTTACGGTATTTAATTTAATTTCGTCTGGATTCATTTAATAACTCCTGAAGTAAAGATTTAATTTCGTCAATATCCTTTTTCATTTTATTTATTTCTTTTTTTTGACAATCTCTATTATTAACTAAATTAAGATACTGATTATATGCTACAGAATCACAATTGATTATTGCTCCACTATTTTCATCTCGATATAGATTTGTATGTCCTTTTACTCTAATCATCGTATTGCTATTGTTCTGAGTTCTTTAATTCTTGGTGGATATGCTTGATTTTTTCCTGACATTACAATTTTAATTACATACCCATTAAACAATTGGAGATTGTTTGCAGTAAATTCATACTCTTTAAATTCATTATCTAAACTAGAACTTACAAAAAAATCTGATTTTCCATTATTTAGCGATTGATCAACTACAGAAAGACCTGAACTTACTCCAAATGAAAGATTATCATATCCAGGAAATAGTTCAAATGATTGTTCTATTTCTGAAGAATCTGACCTAAACAAACTGTACAAAACTCGGAAATCTGAAGATTCATGTCGATATGCTGATAAAATAACTTTAAGAGAAGATGCTGGTTGAACTATATTTACTGGCCTAGATACATATACTGCAGAATGTGGATCATCTAATATTGAATTAGACCTTCCATCAAATGCATAATCAAAGATTGGACTATGTAATCTACTCGAAATAAATTCTGTAAATGCCGTATCTAAAAATATTATGGGAGATATGTTAGTATCTGTAGTGGTTAAAGTTATTCCTGTAATAAATGATTTATTTCTTGGTAAATTAGCAAGATATTCGGTTTCATTTTCTTTAGAACAAACAAGTCTCACAGTTTTTAGTGTATTTAGTGAGTTTAATTGAATTGGCTCAATTCCATTATCTAAGAATGAAGACTCAGATCCACTTGCACTTGTACCAGTAACAGATCTGATTACTGAAGAGATCGAAGTAGATGATCCTGGACTAATAATATCATAGGTTGGTACTATTGAGCTATATAAAATATTTTCACTTGCACGAACATTAGACCCCCCTAAAGTGGATTCTGATGTAAATGATAATTGTGGTACATTTGCAGGATTTCCATTTATAAATCCATCAATAATTCTATTTGCACCATTTGCATCTGTTCTGTCTATTTCTACATAGTATCCATCTAATCCAATATCTAAATCACTAATATCATGAGTTTTATTTATTCTTCTTAAAGAAACACCATTTAACTCATATTTGTACATTAGCGTGTTAACACTATAATCAATTGATATTGTAGAATCTCTTGCTCTGGTTATTGTACCTAATAAATTATTATTAATAGATTCATACTTAATTATTTCATTTCCAATTTTTATATATCCTGGATTAGATCCACTTACAGGAATACCTTCGAAGATTGCAAAATTTGCAGTGTCTCCAGCAGAAACAGAAATTGATGTTGATGTAGATATTAATGGGGAAGTAATTATAACTGGTGCAGTACTAGATTCTACATCGTAAATTCTAAGTTTATTTGTATTTCCATACATACCGTGATCAAAATGGTCTACTCTTAAGTAATTTCCTGAGTATTGATTAGAAGAAGGTATAAAATTTCTAATAGTAGTACTTGCAACAGATACTAATCCATTAGAATTATTATAATACCCAAATTGCGATCCTAGTGTATTGGTAAATGATCCTTGAATATTTTCTAGGTACAAAGTATCAACACCAGTAATTGATACAATTGTAATTATTGCATCTTTACCTTGATTACCTACAACATTAGATGTAACAATACCAACAACATCACCTACTTTATAACCATTTCCTGCATTTATTACCGAAATTCCAGTAAGAGTTTTATTAGATGCCACAATATTCAAAATAAGTCCAGAACCATTACCAATAATATTAAATGTATTTACTGGAGTTGTTGTTGTTGTATAATTACTTCCACCCGTAGTTAATCCAACTGTTGCTACAGAACTTCCAGTTTCTGAAATGTACCCATAAACATAATTTTTAGACACATCAAAAATTTTTCTACCTTTAGATAAAATACCTATTAGTTCTGAATTTGTTGTAGTTGTAATTCCCAATGCTGCAGTTCTTGGTAATGTTGTTACTGGATTTGTTGATAGTTTCTTGATATATCCGTTACTAGTATCTAATGTCGGGTTATGAAAAAATGCAGTTCCTGGTTGATTGGTAATAAATTGAGCTTTATATAGTTTAAATTTTAGATCTTGATATTGATTTGCCGTCCATATAGATCCATTTTGAGATTTAAATAAGCTTCCCATAGAAAACTGTTTTGAGTATGTTACTGCACTTGTATCAGAAAGATCCTTAGTGTTAACAGTTTTTTCTCCCATAACAGCAGTCCACAACTCATATTGATCACTATTTTCTGAAATAATTACAACTGCATATTCTCTACCCGGTGGGAGATAAATCGGTTCGTTGAATGTAATTTTAGTAGCAATAGAAGCATCTGATGAAATATTAACTTCATTTGGGCGTAATGTAACAGAATTTCCAATAACAACCCTAGTTGGAGTCCCAAGCTCCATCGATCTTATTTCAACCTTTACTGTAGCATTTCCACTATCTTTTTTGGCAAAAAATAAATCAACCGAAGTTATAAAAGCACCATTTTTATCATCGTTTGTTAATCCTATTCTAGAAGAATCTGGAGATTCTACATTACCACCAACTACGAAAGATTGTGCAAGAGGGTCTACAAATCTTTGAATTGTTGTAGTTGTATGTGTGTTTATCGTAGTTACTGATTGTGTAGTGTTTGTTGTTAGATTGGTTATTGTTTTTGTATTTAAATTTGATTTAGTTGCAGTAACTGTATTTTCCCATTGCTCAAGAGTGCCGTCAGAATTGAAATTTGTTTCGGCAGAAGATGTATCCGTACTTCCAGGAAGACCTGGACTATTAGATGAACTTGAAGTTAGTTTAAAAGTTTTAGTTCCTGTAGAAATTCTAACTGATGGAATTGGAATTATATTCGGATCTCTTATAAAAAATGTTCCAATTAAATCTCCAAAATTATCAGAAATAAGCCTCAAGTCATCAACAATTGCTACAGATCCACTGGTCTGACCAACTAACTGCATACCTTTAAGTAAATATCCAGAATATTTTCCCTGAGCTTCTTCTGATAGTGATATAGTATCAACATTCAATATTTTTGATGACTGACTATACCCAGATGCTATAGATTCATTTCTGATATATGGATTAATTGTATATGTAGTAGACGGTGCATTATATGGACCATACTTATGGTTAGGAACCGCAACTCTAAATGTAATTAAGTTAATTCCTCCAGATGTTCCTATCACAGTTTCTCCAACCACAAATGCTTTAGTTGAATTTGATATTTCTATTAATTTTGGAATAAAGTCAACTCCACTATTTCCATCAAGAAATTGATAAAATTGGGTAGATGGTTTAATATTAGATACCGAAAATTGAATATTTCTTGATCTCATAAATGATTCATTAGATGAAGATATTAAAACATTTCTTATATTTGTATCAGTGTTACTTACGGTATCTAAGTTTTCTGATGATGAAATACTAGGATTAGTATTAGATGAAGTTGATGATGTTTGTGATGAAGTTGTTCCTGATACTTCTTCGGTTCCTGCCCTTCCGGGATCTGCAATATCAATAAAAATAGTGTTACTTGACTGTGTATTAATTGGTGTTAATGTAACTGAAACATCACTAATTAAATTATTAGTAAGTGTTCTACTAGAGTTTAATGTTATATCAATATTCTTGTCAGGAAGTTGAATAGTTCTAACCCAATTATCAATTTCTGGATTTAACTTTATATCTCCAGTATAAACAATTACATTAAATGGATTTACATTTTCTACGGTTGTTGCAAATGCTTGTTCTATCCATCCAATAGATTGATACTTCAAAGTTACTGTTTGACCAGTTTTTACAACATTAGAATCTAATAAATTAAAATTTTCTGATAAATCTAAATTTTCGTCAGTAATTGCTGCTGCAGGTACAATTTGCGATTTAAGTGAATTTCTACTAGTGATTGGAGTTAATTCATTTGTTGATGTATTAATTCTAATGGAAGACAACCTTCTATTAATAAATTGATAATTTTTAAAGTCATCTACAAAAAATCCACTTTTAAATCTATTATTACCTTCGGAATCCTGAATTTGCAAAGTCTGAGTATTTACTTCTAGTAAAGATAGTGAGGTAACTCTTTCTAAGTTCTCTACTCTATCTTCAATTAGTCCAATATCTCTCATAGTATATCTTCTATTATCTACTAATGTTACAATAGCATTTGCTGGATTATATAGATATGGTGGTAATTTGATTGTAGCAATTTCCATTACCGCATCATTTTTATCAGGTGCTTTAGGAGAATTTGATGATATTCCTTTTTCTAAAATAAAATTTTTATTTCTATCTAAGTATAATTTATCAATTCTTGCCAAATAATAATCATATCCAAGTAATGAATTTTCATTTGGGGATAAAATTCGTATAGGTTCTAGTGATCTCGAACTAAAATCAAACGGAGAAGAATTGGTTGAGTTAAAAACCGGAACTCTTGGTCTAAAATCTAAAGTATCCGAAGATCTTATAGATTTTGGACCAATAAATGGAATATCATGAGTAAATCTTTCCTTATCATAACTTAGCACCGTAAATACATCTCCAGTATCATTAGAGGGAACTGAATAATAGTCGAATACAATTAAAAGTTTTTTTGCTGGTTCTGGTGTATTTTTGTTTCTAACAATTCTAGAATAATCGTAATATTGATCTTTTTGTCCTTTGTCTAAAGTGTATGAGTTTGTAATATCCTTATATTTTCCTGGAACAATTTTTTCAATTTCTGTAGTTATATTCGATTCTTGAAACTTTACGGTTTCTGAAGTTATTAATCTTTCAGAATTTAGATACACTACACCAAGAACATTATTAGATATCTTTGAAACAACCCTTGCAATAGATTTACTATTTTTCCCTAATATATTTTCACCAATAATAGCATTAGTTGATACATTAGCACTAGCACCAAATGTTATATGATCTAAAGTTGGTGCGGAAGAATCAAATGACTCATAAATTGAAATAATTTTTACAACATCTGGATAATTTAATGATATTTCTTCATCCTGAATTCTTAGTCCATAAAACTGATTATATGTAAGACCATCTCCAATTGAAGAACTAATATTAATCCCTGATTGTGGATTTTTAGATCTTTCTATTGATAAAGTTTGACTTCTATTATATGTCTTTATTTTACTACGAATTCCCTCTTTTACTAGTGTAGTATTTACAACAATTGAAGATTGACTTGGTAATAATCCACTAATAGTTATTGTATTTCCACTCAAAACAAATTGATCTGAAGTTATTGTACCAATACCCCCTCCAGAATAATGGACAGAATATCTTTCTTGATCAAATGGAACAAAAAATGAACTAGAAATTCCAGTAACTTGAGAAGAATTAAATGTTAATATTCCACCAGGATCTGTAAATTGTTCTGGTATTTGTTCAGAAACTGTTAATAATGAACTTGATAGATTTACCGAAGAAATGTTTGAATCTGGTAACTGTGCATACAAAAAACCAGAATTCTTATTTCTTATGACTGCTGCACCGATGTAAATATCACTAAAATTTCCATTAGTAACATTACCATTAAAAAGCCCAGTAACACTTGTTACTGGAGAAATCGTTAATGATGTTGCATCTGGAGAAATTGAGACTACTCTATTAAATATTTCAGTAGTAATTATTTGTGTTTCGTTTCCTACAACATCACCTTCTCTCAAAGCAACTGATAATGCGTTTTGTGATATTGCAGATGTATATCTAATAATAGATCCTATTTTTACTCCAGTGAATTGTTTACCTGGACTTAATAGTGTATTTCCTCCAGTGATTGTTCCTCCTAGTATTCCATTAGGAAATCTAAATCTTTCTAATAAACAATTTGCAGAAAATTGAGAAAATCCCGTAGAAGAACTTTGCTTTACTGATTTAATATCTTCAACTGAATATGCAGTTACATTTTTAATAGTTCTTGGGAAATCAAGTCCATTAATAATTAGTTGCTCTCCAACTGAGAATGTTCCGGAAGTTTGTCTCAAACTTATCGTGTTAGAAGATCCCCCAGAAGAAACTGAGTATCCACTAGCACCACTACTTTTACCTCTTACAAAGGATGTTGCAGGTAATTCCGTATTAGATATTGTAGTATTTAAAACTATGGATGTATAAGTTTGAATATCATATAAGTATAAATTCCAGTTAGTTGAATTATCTTTGTATGAAGCGTCAGTCAAATTAAATTTATAAACTCTTGCATTCCCGATAGTGGACCCTGATCCAACAAATCTGTCAAGTAGATCTATTGTAAATTTTTGTTTTGGAGTTCCGGATACAGTATTAACTCTCAAAATGTTTCCCATTTCAAAAGGAACACTAACAGTTTCTATACTTGCAGTATCTCTTGGTTTGTTGATATCTATAATTGAGGTAGAAATTTTTTCTATGTCGTAACCTCTCACATAAGCTTTTCCTGGAGATACTTTTAAACACATTAAATCCTCTGAAGGTTTGTTATTTTGTTCTGTTGTCTCAGTATCAAAAAATAGACCATTATTTCCCAATCTATCATTTAGGGAGTTATTTACTGACACACTAAATGGTTCTACTGTATAATCTCCAGATTCATCATAAGTTCTTTCTGCCATGTAATCCTTTATTATATTATATTGGATTTTTTGCTCAATTATTTTAATTTTTCCATTTTCAACTCTTAATAACTCAACAAAATCTGTATCATTAAGATCTGAGATTACTTTTTTAGTTAAAATAAGGTTAATTTTAAATCTATCTGACCCAGGAGCAGCATAATTAGTAAATCCTTTAGCTGGGTCATACAAACTATTATCATCTTTTGCACTAACAAGCAATTCATCAATTTTTAATCCAACTCTATATGATGGAGTATTTCCATAGTTATCTAAAATTATAGTTTGTTTGGATACATTAACAAAATAACCTCGTATAAAATAAACTCCATCTCCAATAGACGCAGCAGATCCAATAGATGTTGAGTTTGTAGATATTAAAGAAGCAAATGGAGTTCCAATATTTATTGTGGTATTTCCGTAAATTACATTTTCTTCAGCAACTAGTGTTTCTCCATCGAGAAATGGTTTAATTTCAAAATTATTATCAGAATCTAAATATTTTACATATATTGTTAAATTATCTACATTTATATCATCAGTGAACGAAACAAACTGAATTATTGCGGTTGTTCCTGATATTTGCCCAGTTACTTTTTTGCCAATAAAGTTATTAATATATACAGAAATATCAATTCCAAATATAGTAGAATTGAGTTTTACTGAGTTAAAATTACCATCGTATGCAATATTTCCAGGAATTACTACCGATCCTTCTTTAAAAATATGACTACCAAAAGATTTTACTTGATTCTGTAAAATTGATTGTAATGTTGTTAGTTCCCTTGCCTGAACCGGAAATCCTGGTTTAAATAGAATTTTATAAAAATTCTTTTCCGGATCAAAATCGTCATAATATGGATTGATGTTTAAATCTGTTTTTTGTGCCATTTTCTTTAAAATTCCAAAATAATTTTAATGTCTTCTTTTTGTCTAGCATCCCTGGATACTAAAGGTCTATTATCAATATAAATTATATCTCCTGACTGTTTATTTATCTCAGGATTTGCAAGACCTGTAGTAAAACTTACTCCCAAGTTTATAACTTTACCCCCAACAGTAATTTTATTATCTGTAAATGTATTATCTATAGAAACTGATCCTACCGATTCTATGGTAATTTGTGAGGAAGATTCAAAATTATAAACTTTAGATTTACTAGTAACTTCATTATGATCAGTTTGATTTTCTTTATTCCCAAAATGTAAGGATCTGTCTTGGATATATTTTAATACTTTAGTCTCACTATCATAAGAAGATACATATCCTCTTGCTATTCCATCAGTTACAGTTTGAGTAATTTTTTGACCAATAACGGGAACTCCGGCAAATCCGGAATCTAGTTTAATTGCTCCTAGTGATGAAAATTGATTTTCTGTGTATATATCGGTATCTGAGTTAATCTTAGTTGGATTTTTTATAATCCCAACTTGAGAAAATTTGGTGTCTATTGGAAAATCCTTTGTAGAATCATCAAATCTTGCATATATTAAAACTTTATCAGTTCCCAATTCTTTGTAAATATCATATCCATGTCCCTTAGATGGTGGTATAATCGGTATTAGTTTTGCCGCACTTGTTATTCCTACGGGCTGAATACTACCTAAATCAACTATACCCCAGGTATATCCGTATCCTCCGTTAGTTATAGTTGTTGAATTTATTTTTCCTTTACTATCTACTGTTATTGATACTCTTGCTCCATCTCCATCTCCCAATATATCAACTATTCCTGAAGTGTATCCTTCTCCACTACTTTCGATATATACTTTTTTAATTTGGTTTGGATTTGATGAACTAGAATTACCACTTTCTCTAACGCTTACAATTTGATTATCTGTTGTTATTGTATTCCAATCGTTTGGGACAACAACATATTCTGTCGAATCAAACTTTATAATGTCACTTGGAGAAACTGAAAATAGATATTTCCAAATATATCCATCTCCACTTACTCCTGCTGCTGATGGTTGCAAATCTGTAAAATTTGGTTCGTCCTGAGATTTATTTCCTTTTTGATTTGATCCAGAAGAACCGTTGTCAATACAAATATATACTTTAAACTCACTATTGATTACATAGTAATTTGAATCATATAATCTAGCTAAATTTGAAATTGGTGCGAGATTACTACTACTGTAATCGTGCCTATACATATCATATGATGTGTTAGAACTCCAAGAAACATTTCTTATAACTCTCCTTATATTACTACCTGTAATTTTTTTCCCAAATAAACTAGTATCTTTATAGTGACTTAGATACTCTAAATTATCTGTTGGACTAGGAGTATTAGTATCCCAGGTTGCGATTCTTCCAAAACCAACAATACCTGGATTGGGAAGACCTAAAAAAACATAATAAGAATCACTTCCCCCCGTCACTGAATTTATAAAATTAGAGGAATTTAATATTCTAAATTGATCAGTTATAATTGCTGCCATATTATTGTTTTTTAGATATTTATAATAGTTTTGGAAGTGCTCCAGTTTTTCTTAACCCAGTGTTTCTTCTTTGAATTGTTGCAAAAGTTGACAATCCAACATCGATAGTATTTCCAGTTACTCCTATTGATATTGGAGAACTAGATCGACTAAACCCAGACATTCTACCCCAGGAAAATTTACCAACTGGGTTTGTTACATTTCCGGAAGAAGATATTCCAGTTGTAGATGTAGTTGATAGTATATTACAAGTAATAATTCCCGTAGTGCCAGTGGAAGAGATTTGATGAATGTAGTAAATGTTATCTATAAATGTTGTTCCAATCCCAACTATCGACGAGTTTGTGGTATTAATAGAAGTTAATCCATTTCCAACTCTTGTATCAAAAATATAAATTGGATATCCAACTTGCAATTGTGATAAGTCTTGCACCTTTAATCCGATTAAATTAAAATTAATTGCTAGAGGATTTCCATTAGTCCCAGTAGTAGTTCCAATTCCGGTAACAATTCCAGAAAAACCAGTTACTGATGTGATATTAGTAATTTTTTCTACTGATTGACTTGCGATTGTTGAGATACCATTAACTATTAATGCATCAAACTTTGTTGGGTTACTAATTTGATATTTAAAAAAATCTGCATTGTCTGTAAATATATAATCATCTGTGGTTGAGAAATTTTTAATAATTCTTGCGGTTGGGTAAATTAAAGATTCTAATGAATCGCGACTTTTGTATACAATTTCTCCATTAATTTTTTGGTCAGATTTTTGTTTAATCCAACTTAATGGCTTATCATTTTCATCATCTATTCCCTGAGAATTGTAAAAATTAGTTTCAAACTTATCTGATGATGTCAAATCAAATACTGTTCTTTTATTTTGAGATATTGTGTCTGGGAATGCATTATTTTTTAAAACTTGTACAATATCTCCTTTTTTTATAGTCTCGTTTATATCATCTATTATCTTACTATCATCATTTGTAGTTCCTTTGTAAAAGAAAATTGCAATATTATCTTCTTCTTTTGGTGCTGCAGTAAATGCAAAGCTAGTTCCACCATCAAATTGGTATGAAACTCCGGGATCTTGTATCACACCATTTATTATTATCAATAATGCATTAGATAAATTTACTTGAGAACCGGATAAAACTTGAAAACTTAATAATTCATTATTATAAAATAAAGGAAATCTGGTTCTAGTGCCATCTTGATAATTTTTAATTGAATCTATAAAATCAAACTCTCCAAACTGCCAAGCAGCGAAAGAATCTGTAAATGTATTGACAACGGTTAACTCAAATTTGGATAATGGAGATCCTAACCTAGAATCAGTAACTAATCCAACTGGTGTAAATACATCTCCTCTCTGAAAAGAATATCCCTGTCTAGAAATATTAAATTTAGTAATTTCAAAATATGTTGACCCAATTCCAGTTGTGGAACTTGCACCAACCTCAACATTTAATAAAAGACCTATTCCAGTTTTTGTAGTTGCACCAATTCCTAATCTTGATACTCCAACAATATTTAAATTCTCATATGAAGGTTCTGATACAAATATTTTAGGATTTACATACCCAGTTCCCCCCACACCTACAGTAAATGTTAATGTTCCTCCTATACCAACACTTGCAGATATAGATGCTGGAGTTCCATTATGACCACTCTCATAGGCACTAACACCAATAGATACAATTCCATTATATCCAGATCCAACATTATCAGTAGTTCCTAGTCCAACCGAAATAATACCACCATTTGCATCAAGAACTGCGGTAACTGCAGCTCCAACTAAAGGGGCATATCCTAATCCAGTAGAGGAACCTAAAGAAATTATTATTCCCCCTCTGGGTATTTGATTTTGATTTATATCATAATCTGAAGTAAAAATAGTATCGGTATTTGGAATAGTAACTCCAGAAAAAACTACACTTGATATTCCTACTCCAGAATTTTCTAAAATTCTAAAATTATTATTTGGATTATTGAGCGTAGTTGGTGTTTGAAATATGCTATTTATGAACAACATACCATTACCACCACTAGTTCCTAATCCAACAGTATTTGCACCACCTACAGTTAAAGTAAAAGTTCTTCCAATGCCAGTAAATCTACTTGAAATATCATCATATATTTTATTTGATGTATAATTATTTCTCAAAAACACTCTTCCCGTAAAATCTGCAGTCTCAAATATTAAATTGGAAATATCTCTTTCTATTTGAGGATTTCCTCTAGGCGCTTTTGTAAAGAAAATATTATTTTCTACAATATTATAAGATCCTTTGTAAACTCTAGCTTCAGATGAATCTATATGTGAAGTTGCAGATGATCCAACAAATCCTCGGTTTACTTCAACTAACTTAAAATTTCCACTGTTAGTAATTGGACCAGTATTTGTTGTACCTAATCCAACATTAACTATTTCTAAAAATTCATTATCAATTTTTAAAATATTATTAGGAACTATGGTTGATATTCCACTTAGTGAAATTATTGAGGAACTAGCACTAATTTGACCATTATTATTACTTAATGTATGAGAAATTGGGGTGAATAATAATGGGTACTGAACTAAATTATCAATAGTAATTATTACTTTTTCATTTTTCTTAACCATTTCAAGTTGGTGAGCATTCCCTTCACCAATTGAAGTAAAGGTAACTCCTATACCTAATGCTGAATAATCTTTTCTAGTAGATAATTTAAAAGTGTTGTTTGATAGTTTTATTACATAAAGATCAGAAGGTAATAATGTAGTTACAATTCCAGAAGAGTTTAAAGTTGCTCCTATCCCGACAGAACTTGCACCAATTCCAATAAATGTTGACTTTGGTGTGTATATAATTTCTTCTTGTGGACTAAGATAGTGGTTTTCTATTGAAAATATACCAGTTACTGGATTTAATACTAAAGAATCTGAAGGATTAAAAATTTTTGTAAAAATTTTATTTCCTTCTGAAGTCAAATTAAATTTAGTTCTATTGAGTCTGTTACCATTAATTGCATTATAAAACTTAAGATTGATTGATTCTGTTATATTACCATATAATAAATCTGGAGGAACATTAATATCGTCAAGGATTGTATATAAACACTGAGTAAATGCGGAAATTTTAACAAGTGATGATATTTCTGCATCTGGATAAAATTTTAATATAAAATTATCTCCAGAATATTCTCCTCCAAATGTGCCAATACCAGTTGTACTTTGACCTGAAAGAAATGGAGATTGCTGAATGTAAATATTACTAAGGTCTTGAATCATAGTAATTTGATGTAATGCACTAGTTGATCCAACACTAACCTCAACTAAAGATTTTAGTGCATTAATATTATTCTTGTTTAATGATATTATTGTTGATGGGGCGGAAACTGTTGATGAATAGTTTGACTGATATACTACACTTCTTTCATTTCCTGGAATTTCTCCACTTGTCAAAAATCTATACGATCCAGTTCCAAGAGCGGTTGTACCAAACCCAACAATTTTTGAGTTAATTGTATTATTATTTTGTGATATATTAGAATAATTTAGCGATAGTATACCAGAAGAAATATTTGAACTAAATGATCCAATAAAGTTTCCTGAATAATAATTACTAGAAAACTCAGAATCAAAAAAGTATTGTGATATAAAAGTATCAGTTCCGTTGTGATTTACAAATATCTCTACAAAATTCATTTCGTTTGTCGTAGAATTTATAATTTGGACATTTGCATATAATGATGAACATTTATTAGATTCTACTGATATTATAGGTGTTGTTATTGTCGGTGATATACTAGAACTTAGTCCAGATAGATTTATTAAACCAATTGATGTTGTTCCTATTCCCGATCCAAATTTACTAGAAATAAATTTTATATCATAATCTACATTAAATGGATCATTTGGTAAAAATCTCAAATATGATACTCCAGTTTCATCTTCGATTAAAGAAAATGATCCAAATTTATCTTCTGAATTGTGTACAAATCCGGTTCCTTTGTTTATTAGTGTAGATTTTTCTGCTAAAAAATTATTATTATTACCAGAATTTATTAATACTAGTTCACTTAATTGAATTTGAGTATTATCTAAACTTGAGACTCTTACTAGTAAGTTATCGTATGATACTCCAGAATTTAATTGAATTAGATTGAGAAACTCACTAGGTTCTCCATCCAAATTAGAAAATTGACGATTTATATCATCTATTTTTAAAACCACATTAGTCTTACATTCAATATAGTCTGATAATTTTTTTGTTTTTAATCTTATAAATTTTGAAGAAGTTCCAGCTCCAACTATATCGACATCTTGAACTAAATCAAAATCATAAATTGTATCAACTCGGTTTTCTTCTATTACGTCATATACAATAGATGTGGCATTATTAGACGATGAGATTCCCGAATTTGTAGTAGATGTAATTCCCGTGTCTGAAAAATTTTTAAATCCACTACTGTGTAATAAATTATTTACTGGAGTTTTTAAATCTTTATATGAAATTGGACTTTTTATTGTGTATGATAAATTTTGGTAATAATCATTATCTGAAATAACTTGGTTGTCTTGATTTAATTTTCCTGAATCATTAGACCATCCAATATTCTTTTCAACTGAATAATTGATATCAAATTTTCCAGTATTTTCTTCAATACCACTAATAATTGCTATATTACCAGAATCTTTACCTGTAATTGACTCACCTACAGTAAGTTTATAAGATCCGGAAACTTTAATAAATGAACTACTATATGACTGAATTGATAAATCTACTTCGGAATTATTAATAATTATTTTTTCTCCAATTAAAAATGAAGATGTAGTTTGTAAAACTTCAAACTCTGGATAATCAGTACTTTTTATTATATTCGGGATAGAATCTTGAATTGTTTTTGCTATACCGGTATTTGTTGTTAATCCTGAAATATTAATTGTAACTTTATCAAGAATCTCAGCATTATTGTAGTTACTGATAGTAAATAATTGATAATTATAATCTTCAGAGTTAAATCCCGTACCTTCGCTACTAGATTTCTCAATTCCTTCTACAAAAACTTTATCCCCAATATTAAAAGGATTGGTAATAAATTGTGAAGTTGGAGTTGTAATAAAACAAGTAAAAATCCCACTCGAAGAAGATTCAATTTTTTGTATACTTACTCCGTTTGTATTATTAGTGGTAAATATTTTTACTGATGTTTCGGGAAGACCTTTTGGTTTTTGAATGATATTAATTTTATCAATAGAATTTCCTACTAAAGATGATTCTAATATTCCACTATTAATTTTTTTACCCGTCTTAGAATCTACAATTATTACAGTTGGTGGATTATTGTATCCAGTTCCACCATTGGTAACAATAATACTATCAATACTATTTAAGTCTTTGATAGTAATTAATGGTGAAACATATGCCAATGGACTTAAAGTTTTATCTGAAGAATACTCAAATCCTTCATCAACAATTCTAAGTTCTCTTAAATTACCTATGGTAGTTGATTTTGGAATAATATATGCATCTTTTCCAGCTAAAGAGTTTGAACCAGAAAATATAGGAATTTTTTTATAACCAGACCCACCAGAAACAATATTAATTTTACTTATAGAACCATTTGCCGATAATGAATTCGTAGTATATGTTAAAATATCACACTCACTCTTTACATATTTTAATTTTTCTGGAATTTTTATTAAAGAAATATCAAATGTTGTAGAACCAATACCAGAAATGCTGTAGTTAGAAGTATAGACACTTGTATCAAATAATATTTCTGAATAATTAATTACAGATTCGTCTGAACTAGTAATACTTCCAGAATTCTCTATATTATAATATAATTTTGTAGGTAAAGATGAATCATATTTAATAGTTAGAGAAGCATTTGTAGATACTCCAACTGTTCCTATACCAGATACTGTAAATATATCAGACTCCGATGTTGAGATAAACTCATTATTATACTCTTGATCATAATATATTTTAAAGTTAAATCCAGAAAGTGAATTGTCAGATAACTTAAATACTAAATTATTATTAAGTATTGTTTTAATTTGTGGATTTAATAACGATATTGTCTGATTTGATCCACCGGTACTTGCAATGCTTATTGTGGTTGGGGGAACTTTTTTTGAGTCGGAATAAGTTTCTGAAAGTTTTATTGAATTATCATTTATTTTAAATACATAATATGATCCAGTATTTAATCCAGATGCAACCGAATTAGATGAATATAAAATTTTATCTCCTGTTTGTAGATTGTGTGAATTAATTGTTATTATACTAGTAGAAGTATTAATACCTGTTGAGTTAAATCCAATAGGATTTATTAATACATTTCCGGTAGTTTGATCTCTTTTTACAAATATAGATAAAGAAGTTCCAATTCCAACAGAAAGATTTGGATATACTTTTAAATTAATATTATCATTATTAGTAAGACCGTGAAAAGTTGATATTGAAACAGTAGATTTAATTTTTTCAACTTTTCCAGTTACGGTACTATTAGTACTAGTAAATGAATATTGATCACTATCAGAACCGTTGTTTCTAAAATAAACCTCAGATGAATTTAAATCAGTTTTAATCCCTATTGTATTTTTGTTTTTATTTACTACAAATATAGATGAAGGTAAACTAAACTGTGGTCCATTTGGGGATGTTGATATCGAAATAGGATTACCATTTGTTGTAAATATTACTGACTGATTGTTTATAAATGGATGATTTTCAATATATATTGATTGGGTAAGAATGTCTCTAGTAATTGAATAGCTAGCAAAATTGAATGATATTGCATTTGTAATTCCGGAAGTTGTTCCTACACCAACGGAATTTTTTGGATTAAAATATACTTTATTAGGAACTTCCGACTCAAAATATTCTGTTTTTTTAGTAATTTTAAACGAATTTGGAATAAAATTTATCCGGGAAGTTGCGGTGTGTGATATTCCAGAAGATCCTCTTGATACTTTTAATATATTCTGAGATGAGAATACTTCCAATACTTTTAATATTTCACTACCAATTGAAATATTACTGTCTACTGATATGTTTTCAGGTATTTGAATAACATATATTTCGGTGGTAAATCCAGAAGACCCTGCAGGAATACTGGTTAAAATATTAGAACTATATGAGGTTACTCCAATTTTATAAGAAGAATTTAATTGAGATAAACTAGTTGATAATCCAGAAATAACAACTACATCATTGTTAGATAAATTATGGGATGGTAAAATTGTAACTTGCAATTCTCTATCATTATTTCTGGTAAATATAGCATTTTCGTATGTTTGAACACTAGTATTTAATTCTACAATATCTTTACCTTCTATACTAGATACCGTTGCACTTAATCCACCTCCCATAGTGTTACTATCATCAAAAGATAAAATATCATTTATTTTATAATTTACTCCAGGAAAAATTATATCAAAATCAGTTATACTTCCATCAGATACTGATTCTACAACAGATTCTTGATTTGTAAAATCCCTAGTTTCAATTATGAAATCATTATCTGCATATTCATCTGAAATTTTGTATGGGAATGTATTCCTAAGTAAAGATGAATTATTAAAATCGAATGTTTGATTCAGTATAGAGTTTTCTTTCAGTGTATTAGATCTGTACTTGTTTCCGATAAAATATGGAAACTCTGGTACTAAAGAACTACTGAGAGTTGCGAAGTAGGCATATATACCATTTGGAAACTCTGGAGTTTTTCCAAATCTTCCATTATTTTCATCTAAATCGCCAGAATTTGTGTAAGTATAATCTTCAACAAAAAATCCTGGTGCAAATGAAGGAGGTCTATCAATAATATTTGATACATTTAAAGAATATCCAGATGATAATCTTTTTACTATAGATATAGTCTCTGGATCAGAAAATCCATATGGACCATATATTGGGTTTCCATCGTATGCCCATCCAATTATATTAGAAACTTTTTCCCCAGTATCGCCAAAAGAATTTCTTAATATCTCAAAATATCCACATACTGAATATTGTAATTTATTATTAGACTCAAATATAAGTTCGTCACCAAATCTTGAATTGTTATTAACAGTCAATGCTCTAATTCTGGTTCTAAGTAGTGCACCATATCCAGAAGGTTTAACAATAACATTTGTTAATTCATCAGAATAATTTATTCCTGAATTTATAATTTTAACATCTATTATTTTTCCATTAGATATTATCGGTCTCAGTTCAGCTCCTGATCCAGCTCCAGATGAATCGGTTACAATTAGGTCTGGTATTGAATAGTAATCTATCCCAGAGTATTGTATATTTACAAAAGAAATTCTACCATTTCTAATAATTGGACGCAACTTAGCATCTTTACCATTTTTTATTAATATTGTTTGATTTTTTTCTAAATTTAAAATTGTAGATCCATAACCAGTTCCATTTTCGTATAGATAAGTATCAATAATACTTCCTTTAACTACTGGAGTTGTCACTAGTGATTGATATTGTGTCACTAATCCAACTGGGGAATATTCTATAGAAACTGAAATATCAGGATAACTGAAATATTGATATCCTGATCCAATCGAAGGTAATTTTATATAATTTTCACGATTATAATTTGATATATTTGTTCCACCAATTCCAGCATCGCATAATCTAAAATAGTCTTTATCATTCGATAAAATATAATATTGAGATACTGTTGATATTCCAATTGAAGATGTTTGATAATTATATTTAACTAATTCTCCACTATTAAATCCATGATTTTCAAAACTAATGGTATGGTTTATTGTGGATATTCCAGATGATTTGACGATTAATTTTCTGTTAGTATATCCACTTCCTTGATTTAATATTTTGATTTCTGATATGGTATTTTTATATGATGAAGTTTTAAATTTGTGAACTCCCGAATTATTGTTTCCATTAAAAAATACCGTATTAATTCCTGAATAATAATCTGATATATTCTGATAAAGTCTGATAGTGGTGGAGTTGTCAATTTTGGCATAATATTCTCCTTTATTGACTAATGTAGTACTTCCAAACCCAATTTCTAGATTTCCTAGTTTGTCATATATGATAGACTCACCATCAATTAAATTATGATTTGATAAAAAAGTTAGTTGCCCAGTATTTGTACTAATTCCTCCAGAATTTGCAATAGTTCTACCATCAAATAGAATATCTCTTTGTCTTTTTGTTAAAATTGGTTGTATCGAAGCTCCGGAACCATTTCCACCACTTATTCCAATTGATACTATGCTATTAATATCATAATCCTGAGAATCTATATAAACTTTTTGTATAGAACCACTAATTACTGGACGAACTAGTGCAGTTGTTCCTGACCCAGAAGATATTGATATTTCTGGTGGGTTTATAACATCATAATTTTTCCCCTGATTTAAAATATCGATAGATTGTATAGGACCATAATAAATTTTATCATCTGATTTGTAGTTACTTATTTCTACTCCATTAATTAACATTCCAGTTGTACCTGGAAGTGTTAATTCTTGAATCCCACTATCAATATCTGACGTTAATTTAAACTTCTTAAGTAATTTTTGTGATCCAATTATGTTTGATTTTTGGGAATATATTGTAAATTTGTGTTGATTTTGTTCATTAAAAGTAGATTCTTTGAATGTTAAAAAATTATCAGTACCAACAAATGATCTAGATGAATATAATCTTATAATATTATCTGGATTTGAAACTTGCACATAATAATCACCAGTATTTAATCCAACTATAGAATTTCCCGAAGGTTGGTAGTAAATTCTATCCCCAGTAATAAATGGGACTGTATTTCCAAAGTTTATTTTTGTATACTTATCATCTATTATAGATGAAAGTCCTACTGCAGTATTAAACTGTATATTTTTTTCTATTTTATATGTAAAATTGCCGTAATCTTCATCTCTACCTGATGCTGATGGTAATGAATTTGAAGCTACGTATGCATACTCATCATCAGTATATAAATTTTGAATATCTGAAAGAATGGCATTATTGCCAAATTCTATAGGAACATTTGATGAACTGTAGGCACTATTAAGTTTTCTTCTTACATCATATTTAGTTCCAATTCCAATAGTAAATCCTAATTCGTTAATATTAATTTTATTTTCAGAATCATTGATATTCGAAATATATGCTGTTGAGGAAGAAACTACTTCACTTGTACCTCTTTTTAAAACTTCAACTTTATCTCCAATTTTTAAACTAGATCTATCAATTTTGCTTTTTAAAATAAAATTATTATTATCTTTTACTTGATATCTAGAACTAGTATTGTATATCCATGAGTTTGCAAAAATTTCTTTATATGATCTATTTTTTTCTGGATTTTCTATCAAATCTCCAATACTTTTAACTGATATTATTTGCCCTTCATCTAAATTTAGAGAATCTGATACTTGAACAAATTTTGATAATACTCCAGTTAAACGAAGTTCAACTTTTTTTGAAATATCTCCATTCTCATACCCATAGTAAATTTCATTAGATCTAATATCACTTGCCTGTGGAATTTTTTCACCAATTCCACTACATCCAAAAAATTGATTAATACTTTTATCAGTGTAAGTAATTGTATTATTACCAGATATAATTATTCCAGATTTTTTAAATCCGATTGTAGAATCTACTGAAATTACTGAAGATCCAATTGATACAGATTCCAAACATCTTGTATTTGGTGTAATTGTAAAATTTCCTTCAATTGCAGAAATATCAGTATACCCAACAAAGAGTGAAATCTTGAAATATTGCCTATTATTTCTAGTAAAAGGTTCTATTTCAGAAATTGATGCAAAGGTGTCTTTGTCTTCTGCCTTATACAGAGTCTGACCACTTAAATTTAATGGGTTTCCTGAGATTTTTTCGGCAATTGCAATTTCTCTTCTAATATAATCAGCATGTGATGCCTTAATTAGAAAATTTTCTAAATTTACAACTCTTGGAGTTACTCCATATAAAATATTAAATAAAATTCTAAAGGATTCATCAGTTCCTTTTGCTTGATAAAAAGATTTTGCTTCTTTTATAAAATTTCCAACATTTAAATTAGAAACTAGCTCATACTCTTCTAGTCCTGGTATAAAGGTATATTTTATTTTTTTATAAAATTCTTTTAGAAATAATGAACTTAAATTTTGTATGAACGATTGAGTAGTATGAGATGTTGCTACAGACTGTTTGAATACTAATTCTTCCTGATTATTATCATCATGATAATCAGTAATTGCACTAAATCCACGAATACATCCAGTAAAAGTATTCGTGGTTAATCCAGTATATGTAATAATTTCATCATCAATTTTAAGCAATCCATAGGTTTGAGGAAACCCCTTAGTACTATTTACCGTAATAATATTTGATGTTGTGGTAATTCCTATTGTAAGTATTGTACTATCGACTACAACTTCTGGAGTTAAATTATCTAATTTTAAATATTGATCTAAATTTTCTGCTATGTCGGTTGGACCACCTTGATATTCTTGTGAAATATAATATTGTTTTAAAAATTCTGCTGCATTCGGATTTTCATCCAGAATGAAATTTGGAAGTTGGTTATCAATAATCTGCTGAATTTTAACTCTAGATTCGAATCCCGTTTGTATCATCTTATTCTCTAATTAAGTTTCCGTTCGAATAACTTGAGGTGTAAAAATCTCTCACAAATGAGGTTCCTGAAATCTCATCACCAGAAGAAATTACATCTTTTACCATATTTATTGTACTTCTAGAAAGATTTAAATTTAGATAAAGATCATTTAATCCAACAACATCATTTGATTCTGGAAATGCCTGTATTTCTATAATGTCATTTTCTCGTAATGTAGAAATGATTTTTATAGTTGAGAGGTTAATTTCTCCTTTCATATAATCTACAGTTCCTGCAGATTTCACAATTACTCTTAGTTTATCATTACCGAGTGGTTTCACCAGCGAGAGAACGCCCGTTCTATTATCAGAATTAGGAGTATCGCTTAAGTATACAAAATCAGATTCTCCAACAACCTTAAATCCTGTAGATTTGATATTATACCCAGAAGTGTTTACATGAAATCTATTACCAAAACATAATTCATATTGTGTAAAGATATTCTTAGATACTCTTAAGTCTCTTCGTATTCTAACTTTAGTAATATTAGAGCTAATTGCCACATCTGTATTGTCGATAATTTGAAGAATCTTACTGTACTTAAGTCTTCCACCAAATTTATTTAAATCTATAGAATTCGAGTATTTTGATAGTGAGTTTATAATTTTTGATTTTAAATACTCAACCGATGAAACTTGAGAATAATTATAGTAAATTGATGAATCAATCTCAACATAAAGAAGTTTAAGATCTACTATTTCTTGGTTAATTCCAGAAATACTATATTGCTTTAGGTCAGATAAAATTCTTGATTTTAAAAAATCCGAAACATATGTTCCATTTTTTGGTTTTATGCTAATTATAACAGTCCCAAATTTTGGAGGATCTAATTCTTCTCCACCAATAATAGATACTGATTCGGTATCTGGGTATATTTGTTTAATAATTGCTTCATAATCTCTTGCAGTAACTGCTCGGTACTGTGATGCATATATTCGTGGAGCAAAATATTTAATTGAGTCTAAAGGTTCTATTCCAGATCCATTTTGAGATTTTTGTGTTACCGTTAGAGATACTGAATCTGGATTTATATTTGCACCATTTGCAGCTTCTAAATTTCCAGAAAAAGAAAATGAAGATGCTCCGTTACCATCTTCACCGTCGGTAATAATATAATTTACTGTAATCACAGAATTATTTTCTAATTTTTTTCCAATGATTCCATCACCAAAAAGTAGTTCATATTTTTCATCCTGAACTTCCTGCAATAAGAAAATTTTAGATTCTGAATTTACATTTAAAATATTGTCGGCAATAAAGTATTCAACTCCTAGCCCAATATCATTAATTCCTTTCACATACACTGCGATAGTATCAGTATCAATAAATGAATTGTTTAAAATAAATCTTTGATCTAATGACCCATCAACCGTAAAATTTTTACTTAAGAAAGTTCCTTGATATACATCAATATTATCAAATTTTACGACTCCTGATTTTACGCTTGCCGATATATTATTTGGAACTGAAAATGTATATGAAGTATCATTTATGCTTCCTATGCACACCAGACCCGCCTTTAGGGTGACTGTAGGAGTATCCTCAGTAATAGATGCAGTGAGAGATACTAGCGCCTTGGAGGATGTTCTAGAGCGAGGTACATATCCAATATTTCTTGCTAGTGATACCACATTTTCCCTGAGAGTTGCAGAATCTAAGAAAGATTCGTTCACAATCATATTTGAGTTAAATGCCGTAATATAAGTATTATATGCAAGTGTATCGATAAGTACTGAAAAATTAGATCCTTCGAAATCAAAATCAGTAAATGATGAATTTGATCTTAAATAATCTTTGATTGATGTTTTTATCTGATCGAAATCTAGATTTGTGAATTTGGTGAAAGGCATTTTATCTTGTTGCCTCTAGTATGAATGAGTACTCTTGAGTTGGAAATTCTTGCCCTATAATATCAAAAATTACTGTCACATTAAAAGAATTAGAGTCGGGCGTCGGATCGACATCGATAATTACATTTTCGACCCTGGGCTCAAAGTTACTGATCGAAATCTCAATCTGCCTTTGAATTACTGAAGCCGTACCAAAGTCAATAAACTCAAACAGACTTTGTGTAATATCAGATCCTAAAAGAGAATTAAAAAATCTTTCTGTAGGAATAGTCTGAACAATATTTCTTACGGATCTACGAATCGCATTTTCATTTTTTAGTATTGGTAAATCCTTTGTCACTGGATGTGGTTCAAAGGATAGACTGATATCTTTAAATGATCTGGATATCCTTTGAATTGACATCTAATATTGAGAGTTTTCTTTATTTATATTCTTTTTAGAAAGATTTAAATATTGGTTCTGCTCCATATTCCCAATCATCATAATCATCATCATTTCTAATTTTTTCATGTAGTTCGTATTGCTTTTCATAATCGTGCTTTGGTGCAATATCATGAATAACTTCTTGAATAATTCTTTTTTGTGGAGTTGGACTATATTCAGTAATTAATTTTGTAGTCCCCCACATTTTATACATGTAGTCTTTGTCTCTATCAACCGGTAAATTTGACATTTTTTAGTAAACTCTACTTCTATTTAACGATTTACTTCTCTTAGGGAATAATCAAGTGAATTTAAATATTCCAAGAGTTTAATTGCAATAATTTTTGGATTTTTATCGCCACAAGTGTATATATCAACTGAAAGACACCCATTTTCGGGCCAGGTATGACAAGAAACATGACTTTCTTCCAGAGCGATTACGATTGTACATCCCTGAGGAAAAAACCGATGGGCAAAAATATTAAGAATCGTCATTTCTGCACGAGAAATCCCCTCAACCATAACAGATTGAAGGGATTCTACATCATCAATAAGACTAAATTCAACATTATACACCTCTAATAAGAGATGATTACCCATAGAAAACTGTTTCAATTTATAACTTATTAAAAATTATATTTATTGTGTTTTTAAATCAAATAGGTATATTCATCCTTTACCTTGCCCTCTGTATTTTTTTGGTGCACTGTTACGACTTGATTTTGAATATCTTGTATTTTTTCCTTGACCTTGACTTGTATTTTTTGGTTTTGACTCAATCATCTGCTTCCCACTAGATGAACTCTTAATCGCCATAATAAATCTCCGTTTTTAATTGTTCTGGGGGTGGAGAACCTGTCTGATAAAACTGTATAGACAAGTCCTCCATAGTATTGAAATATTCTTCTTCGGTTAATTCTGAATATAGTATTTCATTATTGAATATTATATTGTAATATTCTTTCATTTTTGCACTTTAGATTACTCTCATTTTTTCATGACCAACACGAATACGAGGATCACACCAAATCTCAAAACCGGCTTCTTTTGCATCGAGACAGAATGATACATCTTCTCCACACATATCCTGAACTTCTCCAGACTCAAAAACTTGCATCTTAGGAGCAAACCAGGGATACTTCATTTCTTCGTGCTCAAATACTCCTTTTTTAATCAGAATCCAACCAAACCCGGCATAATCCACTGTAAATGGTTTACGACGCTTTGAGATACTCTCTACATTTTCGTGATTCATCACTCCACCATTATTTCGGAAATCGTCCTCTTCCATCCAATGAGCAACTGATGTAGTGACACCATCTTCTGTTGCATACCAACCAGATGCAATATCTTGATTCATTAAAACTAACTGATAAAACTTCTCAGTATTAAAAACTATATCACTATCAATCCAAAGTTGCCAGTCATAATTTAATTTTCCGTCCCAGGGAAGTTGGTCTGGTCCGCGAAGAACATTTGCACCTAGACACTTACATCTGGCGAAGTTCACCATAGATGAATAGTCTTGTGAAATTTGAATACTTGCACCATTTTGAACAATATCAAAACAAAGTTGAACGAACGATTTTAAGAATGTATATGATACTCCTTTTCCGGGAAGACAAAATACAATCGATTTTCCTTTAATAATTTCTCTTGCTTTATCGTAATCCCATTCCAATTCAGAGCTTGCCGCCGTAGGGGCTTTTGCTTTTACAGTAAATCCTTTTGCCATAGTTTGTAAATAGGTACTTTGTTATTTTACGACATTATATATCATTTGTCAACTCGGGGGTTTCTGTTAAAACTAAATCAGACCCTTCTAATGATATTTTTATTAGACTATCTTCATACCATGATAGTTCGTTTATAATTTGCTCGGGGATAGTTATAAAATACTGACCGGTAATTGGATCAATCTGTAGGGACTCAAAAATTTCTTCGGATTTTTTTTTCATGGCGCGTAATTATACTTAATAATTCGATATTATATATCATTTTAAAATTTTTGGCGGGATTTTTTTTTATTTTGAGTGTTATGTTTAACTGGCAAAAGCAAGACTTTATAGCTTACGGGGACCCATGCTTTTTGAAACCGCCGCCCCCGCTAATTATAATAACTGCCGATCACGAACGCACGAATAATCACGAACGCACGAATAATTATAATTAGCGATAAGATATAATAACTGATAGTCACGCACGAATAATTATAATTAGCGATAAGATATAATAACTGATAGTCACGCACAAATTAATTAATACTGATAGTTATTATAAATTCACGAAGGGTTTGCTTAACTGTTTATTTTTTTATATGATAATTGTAATTAACAATCTCGGTGAGTATTATTATACTGTGCTAACTAATCTCGGTGAGTATTATTATACTGTGCTAACTAATCTCGGTGAGTATTCCACAAGCATACTGTGGCGTTTTCCACAGTATGCTGTGAGTTTTACACAGGTATTCCACAGAACTACCGAAGTATTCCACAACCTTATGAGTTTTCCACAGACATTCGGAGGTTTTCCACAGGGCGCCTTATGAGTTTTCCACAGATATCTATGAGTTTTCCACAGATATCTATGAGTTTTCCACAAGATAACTGAGTTTTATGATAGTGTTATAATGTATTTGTATAATACTATGAAACTGTGAGGTGTGCCACTTCCGCAACTGGCGCCAGACCCTTGACAATCTTACAGTCGTGTGTTATAATTAACAGGCCAAGCAAACAATAAGAACTCATAATAATCTATAAGAACTCATAATAACACAATATAACACATATGTTTTTAAATACATTTATATTTCGTTTCTAATTGTATCAATAGCAACCACACATATCACATTTCTTGTACTTTAGCAATCGCATCACAGATAAGTGTAGTCAACAATATACACTGACCAGAGAGATTACATACTGCATAAACAGTTTGCTTTGTTTGAATGTCTTGAGTGAAACGAATAGTCATTTGAGTAATGAATGAAGTGAATAAAAAATAAGAACTAAGTATTCTAAATCATCCTTGCAGGAGAACCACAAGAGCGATAGAATTGTATCATTGACTGT